GGAAAACCTAATCATTTTAAAGAAATGAAGGAATATGCTTTAACTAAATTTGAGTTAATTAAAGATTTAGAAGCTGACGATTGTGTTAGAATATACAAGAAAAGGTTAAAAGACAGTTTTATTGTTTCTAATGATAAAGATGTCTTAATGTTAGAGGGTAAACATTTTAATCCTCAAAAACAGGAGTGGATAGAAACTACAAAAGAAAAAGCGGAGTTATTCTTTTGGACTTCTATGATTACTGGAGATACTGTAGATAACATAAAAGGAATACCTAAAAAAGGAATTAAGTATGCAAAAGAATTACTAACTTCTCCTCCTTACAGAGAAAAAGTGTTTAACGCGTATGTTGAGCATTTAGGAGAGAGAGAAGGCATAGAATGGTTTTACAAAAACTATATGTGTCTTAGTATACTTGAGGACTGGGAGGTTCCAACTATTGATGAATAAGGAACCTACAAAAACTTTAAAGTACTTATTTCCTGCTTTAAAGTTATCTTGGGATGATAAATTTAGACATTTTATGAATAGAGTTCATACTCAAAAAGGCATTATAAATGCATTTTTATATGATACTAACAGGAATATTCCTGAATATTCAATATTAATAGTCTTAGATCCTAAAAGATTTAATAGGTATGAAGTTGCGGAAAAGACCTTAAGAGAACACGAATCTTATGTAGATGACTACGAAATAGAAGGACATCCAGTTTTTGTGCTTAAATTATCAGCTAAATTTTATTCAACTTATGATAACTTTTTGTTATCTAAGTATTCTAAAATGTATTCTGATGAAACAATTCAACTTTTTGGAGTTCAATTCTCTGACTCTAAAGTTGTAAAAGTATTAAGAAAGGACAAAACTCTAGGAGAAACCTTAGTTAAAGATTTAGGACTTAAAGGATTATCAGCTCTTGCTGATGAATACGATAGTATAATAGACGATGGAGAATTCATTACCAGAACCAGTATTAATCCACAAACAAGTAGTAATAGCTAATGTCAAGACAATGTCTGACAGCTCTATTAGACTTACTGTGGATTTATTAGGAGGAAATGCAGACGATTTTAAGAATGCTTTCCTCCTAAAATCTTTAGATGCTACAATGATATTAGGTCAAACTGATATAATGGAAAACGCAATTGAAGAAACACAAGAAGATTTATCTTGATTACTTTGGATATGTAGAAGGAGATTTTGTACCTTGTGAAATATGTGGAAATCCAGCCGTGGACATTCATCATATTGATGCTAGAGGTATGGGAGGATCTGATTCCAAAGACTTTATAGAAAACTTGATGGCTCTATGTAGGAGTCATCATGATTTCTATGGAGATAAGAAAAAGTATAAAGATTTTTTAAGAAATATACACACGAGTGTAGTAAATAAAAAAAATGAGTAATTGGGAAGATAGTGAAGATTATAAAATAATACAGCATGAACGCAAAAGAATTAATGATTGGCAACTATGTCAAAGACCCTTATGGGAAAGAAATAAGATTAGTATCTGTTGATGCTAAATATAGTAAATGAGAATAGCAGTAGACTTTGATGGTACTTGTACCAAACATGATTATCCAAGAGTAGGGGAAGATACTCCCTTTGCGGAATCAGTAATTAAAAGATTAGTAAAAGAAGGGCATCGAATAATTCTTTATACAATGAGGTCTGGGAAAGAATTAGAAGATGCAGAACAATGGTTTATAGATAAAGGTATTCCTTTATATGGAGTAAATGTAGAACCTAATCAACATACTTGGACAGCTAGTCCTAAATGTGACTTTGATTTAACTATTGACGACAAAGCTTTAGGTACTCCTCTTATATTCCCTATAAAAGAAAGAGCATACGTAAATTGGTTGGAAGTAGAAAAGATTCTAGAAAAGCAAGGAGTTCTTAGTAAGAAGTAATAAATATAGAGTGTTTTAGATATTTTTACATATCTTCGCTCTCTTATGCTTAAAAAAATGAACACATTATTAGAGTACTTTAGTTATGATGAGATAGCCTCGGATACTTGGTTGTCTAAGTACGCAGCACCTGGAGAAACTACTCCAGATGACATGCATTGGAGGATGGCAAAAGAATTTGGTAGCGAGTTGTATAAAAAAGTAAATTTACATACTTTTAATACTCTTCCAGATGATTTGTCTTCTGTAGGAAAGAAGGTTTTTAGTGAATTAATAGAGTTAAGTGAAGAAGAAGTACAAAGAAAGGTCTATGAGAAGTTTAAAGACTTTAGCAGAATAGTTCCTCAAGGGTCAGTAATGACTGTACTTGGTAGAAAAGATATAATAGGCTCATTATCAAACTGTTTTGTAATAGGCAAACCAATAGATTCCTATGGAGGAATATTTCAGTTTGACCAACATATGGGCCAATTAATGAAGAGAAGAGGAGGAGTAGGAGGAGAACTTAGTTCTTTAAGACCTAAAGGAGTTAAAACTAGAAACGTAGCTAAAACATCTACAGGAGCAGCATCTTTTGCTCACAGATTTTCTAATACTACTAATGAAGTAGCTCAAGACGGCAGAAGAGGGGCTTTAATGCTTACTATGCTTGTAATGCATCCTGATATTAAGGAATTTATTAACTTAAAGATTGATCAAGTATCTGTAACTGGAGCTAATATATCTGTACAACTTACAGATAATTTTATGCGGAAAGTAGAGAGAGATGAAGACTTTATATTACAGTGGCCTGTAGAGGGATTTGATCCTTCTTATTTTGTAGAGAATTCTGATAATATTGAATATGATGTCTTATATCCTCTTAACTATACTGAAGTCACAAATGGAGATGAAACTGGTTACTTTAAAAAAGTAAGAGCTAAAGAAATTTATGACTTAATTGTTAAGAATGCTCATGCTCATGCAGAACCTGGGCAAATGTTTGTAGATAGACACCATAATTATTCTCCTGATGGAGTATATTATGAATATAGAATGGTAACTACAAACCCTTGCGGAGAAATAGGCATGTCAGCTTACGATGCTTGTAGACTTATTTGCTTAAATATGTACTCTTATGTACTTGATCCTTTCTCTAAAGACAGTAAGTTTGATTTTGAAGCATTTGAGGAAGATGCTTTCTTTCAACAGTTGCTCGCGGATGTTCTAGTAGATCTTGAAGCAAAAGCAATAGAAAGGATTATTCGTAAGGTAGAATCAGATCCTGAAGACGATAGTATCAAAAAAATAGAATTAGAACTCTGGAAGAAGATAAAGGATGTATGCCTAAAAGCTCGTAGAACAGGCTCTGGGTTTACAGCTTTAGGAGATACTCTTGCAGCTCTTGGAAAACCATATTCTATGGAATCTGAAGATACTATTGCAGAGATTATGAAGACTAAGATGTCTGGAGAACTTAAGTGCACTATAGATCTTGCTCTATTAGAAGGTCCTTTTACAAATTGGGATAGAGATAGTGAATATCTATGTGAAGGGTTTAAGAGAACAGGAGAAAATGATTTTTTCCAAATGCTTTTGGAAGAGTTTCCTGAGGAAATAGAGAGAATGATAAAATATGGAAGAAGGAATGTATCCTGGTCCACAGTAGCTCCTACTGGAACTGTAAGTCTTATGACTCAAACTACTTCAGGAATGGAACCATTATTCTCTCCTTACTATATGAGACGTAAGAAGATAAATGAAAATGATACTAATTCTAGAGTAGACTTTGTGGACGAATTAGGAGTTAAATGGCAAGAATATCCTATATTACATCCTAAGTTTAAAGAGTGGTTGAAAATTGAATACAAACCTCTTACTGATGGAGATTCTCTTACTGATGAAGATATATCATTATTAGATAATAAATCTTTAGGAGATTTATTCTTTATGTCTCCTTGGTATAAATCTACAGCTAATGATATTGATTGGATAGAGAGAATTACAATTCAGGCAATTATTCAAAAGTATACTTCTCACTCTATCAGCTCTACTATCAATCTTCCTAAAAGTGCAACTGTTGAAGAAGTTTCTGAAATTTATATGGAAGCTTGGAAACAAGGACTTAAAGGAGTTACTGTGTATAGAGATGGATCTAGACAAGGAGTTTTAATTCAAGATACAGTAGGATTTGAAGAGCATGATGCTCCTAAAAGACCAAAAGTTTTAGAAGGTGAAGTGCACATAGTAACAGTTAAAGGAGTAAAGTATAATGTAATTATAGGGTTGTTAGAGGGTAAGGTGTATGAAGTATTTGCTCATTATACTGAGGGAACTTCAGCTAAACCAGAGGTAACTAAAATTACTAAATTAAAGTCTGGCGAGTATCAATATGAATCTAATAATAATACTATTTCAGTAACTTTAGACATGTCTGACGAAGAAGAAGCTATAACTAGATTAACATCTACAGCTTTGAGACATGGAGCTAATATTAAATTTGTAGCTGAACAATTAAATAAAACAAAGGGAGACTTAACTAATTTTTCTAAAGCTATGGCAAGAGTACTTAAAAAGTATATCTCTAATGGAGAAAAATCAACTCTTAAGTGCTTAGAATGTGGAAGTAAAGAAATAATTTTTGAAGAAGGTTGCGAGAAATGTACTTCTTGCGGTAGTTCAAAATGTGGGTAATAAAAAAAATATGAACAATACGGCAATAAATACGGCTGAGCTCTCTGAACAAGAGCTTATATCTCTAGAATCCAAAATGGATGATGCTAGAGAAATTGAACAAGAGCGAAACTCTCCAGGATATGAACCTGAAGACTGCGAATGTAAAGACGAGATGGAAGAAGATGGTATAGAGTATACTCAAGACTTTACAGCTCAAGATGGAACTTGGATATGTGATCACTGCGGAAGACCTCAATAATTATGGAAGTAATAATTTTATTAGCAATGTTAGTTCCTGCAATTACATTTATTGTGGGAACTTGGTGGTTTTATGACAAGATTAAAGGATCAAAACTATGGAACTTATTTATCTAGCAATTCCTTATAGTAAGTATGAAGAAGCTTCTTACGAGTTAGCTAATCAATTTACTGTATTTTTGCTAAAGCAAGGGAAAAATGTTTTTTCTCCAATAACACATTCTCATTCTCTTAAGAAGTATGGGGTCCCAGGTAACTGGGAATTTTGGAAAAAAATAGATTACCACTTTTTAACCAAGTGTGATTCTATATACGTAATTATTCCTCCTTTTGGCGGAGGAATTAAGAGCGTAGAAGAATCTACTGGTGTACAAGCTGAAATTGAATATGCTCAAGAAATTGGGCTTTCAATATTCTATGTTGACGCGAGCACTAAAAAAATTTATAGTGAAGAAGAATTTTTAAATTTATCAAAATGAATGTATTACAATATAAACAAATTATTGAAGAGACTGCAATCTACCCCCAAGAAGTTAATAACTTTGGGGTAGCTTATTGCTGGTTAGGCCTTCAAGGAGAATACGGGGAAGCTTTTAAAGCAAGTACTGTAGAAGAAGTTTATAAAGAGGTAGGAGACGTAATATGGTATATTACAGCGTTGTCAAAAGAATTGGAGTTGGATATTAACTTTATCTTAGATGGTAAAAATCTAGATAATATTGTTACAACTCTTGACAATAAATTCTTTCCTTTTTATTCTGAAAGAATTAAGAAGTTTTATAGAGATGATAAAGATTTTACAGAAGAAGAGAAAAGTGTGCTACAGGTTAGATTAGCTCAACTATTATCGTATTTATTCTATAAGCTTAATCTAAACTCAGAAGATTTAGCCCTAATTTTAGTCAGAAATTATGATAAACTCATAAAAAGAAGACAGACAAACACATTACATGGTGATGGAGATAATAGGGAAGAGACATGATAATAGGAATTTCTGGTAAATTAGGATCAGGAAAGGATACAGCAGCTGATATAATTCAGAAGTTGTATCCTTTTTTCTTACGCAAACTTTTTGCGGACAAGCTTAAAGATTTTACATGCTCTATCTTGGGTTGTACAAGAGAAGAGCTTGAAAATAGAGAATTTAAGGAGGACGAACTTGAGGAAGAGTGGTGGTATTATGAATCTTACTCAGGAGAAAAGGTTAATTATTTAGATGTGGAGGACCATGATAAATTTGATTCTCTTTCTTGGGAATTAATAAAGCTAACTCCTCGTAGAATTATGCAACTTGTAGGTACTGAAGTTAGGAATCTAATTCATCCTAATCTTTGGGTAAATGCTATGTTTCAGGATTATCGACTAATAGGAATTAGATCTGAGCCGCTAGACTCACCTCATAATGTAGGAAGTTATGATATGCTAACTTTTCCAAATTGGATAATTACAGATGTAAGATTTCCTCAAGAAGCTAAGGCTATTGAAGAAAGAGGAGGAATCCTTATTAGAATTGAAAGAGATACTGAACTCAGATTTCCAGAATTTTGGAAAGAGTTTCAAGAGTCTGGTTTTGAAGAGTGGGACGCATACTTAATGGCTAATGGCCAATATGCTAGGGCATATCATGCTTCTGAAACTTCTCTTGACAATTATGAGTTCGATCATATTATTCAAAACAATGATTCTCTAGAAGAATTAGAGGACAAAATTAAAACTATATTAAATGGGAAAGTTATTAGTTAGAGAAATAGATATTTTATCAGCAAAATATGCTAAAGTTGTACAAGAGCAGAAAGACGCGTATTTTAATTCTGCAGAATACAGAGAACTAGAAAGAAGAGAAAAGCTTTCAGAAAATTATTTAGTTAAAAAGAGGGCTGTAAAAGAACTACAGAAAATTGATAAGAAAATTAAGGCTTTATATGAAAGACAAGGTGAAATCAATGAAGAGCTAAAATCTAAAAACATTGTAAAATACAATATTAATATAAACTCAGAACTTGATAATCATATATCTACGTTCAAATCAAAAGTAATTGCTTCTAAAAACTTTAAAAGTTATCAGGACATTGAAGCTATTGTTGTCATGGCTGCAATGGAAGGGGGAGCAGATATTGAAGCTAGTATTTTAAGAATGTTGGAGAATACTTAGGAATAAGACATGTTTCTAAACTTTATTCTGAATCTTCTGATATTTCTGATATAGAATTTCAATATCATTTTGCTGAAATGGAACCAATTACAATAACTAGTTATAAACCAAAAGTATGAATTATAGTGATATTTATAAAAATGAAGAATTACCAATCGAAGATAGGAAGCTAGCTGTATTAGAAGATACTATTACTTACTACTCTGAAGATCCTAAAAGAAGATGCAAGCAAGGAAAGGCATGTTTCTATTCAGGAAAATCTGTAAAAGTAGACACTAAAGGATGTGCAATTGGGAGACTTCTCCCAAAAGAAGTTTCTAAATTTTTAGATGACACAGGATTTGGAGGATGGGAAAATAACGAGATATATTCTATAATTTATAGTTTGGAAGATACTAAAGATATAGAAACTATGAAATCTATTCCAGCTTGGTTTAAAAGTTTAGACAGTGGTAATTTTTTTGAAGGTTTACAGCGTCTACATGACGAAGATTTATTTTGGGATAAAAATGGACTTAATTTAGCTGGAAAGCAACAAGTAGATGCAATAAAATTAAATATATGACAGGACAAGGATATATATGTGCTCTTAGGAATTTAAGTCCTATAGAGGGAGCAGATAGGATTTTGAAAGCAGAATTTGCTGGAGAAACTGTAGTTGTAGGAAACTACTATAAAGAAGGAGATTTGGGGATTATGTTTGATTGTGAAACACAACTATCTGATGATTTTTGTAAAGTAAACAATTTATATAGACACTCCGACAAAAATGAAAATAAAGAAGTTAAAGGCTACTTCGAAGATAATAGAAGAGTTAGACCTATTAGGTTAAAAGGAGTAAAGGTTTCAGCTTTTTGGGTCCCATTAAGTTACTTAGAGTCTCTCGGAGATACTACAACTCTAAAGGTAGGAGATCAAATTACTTCTTTTGAGGGAACAGAGATATGCTCTAAATATATCCCAAAGAAAAACCCTAGACAAGGAGCCAAGGAAGAAAAGGCTAAAATAAATATTGCCCCTACTTTTAAAGAACACTTTGACACTGACCAATTATTCAGAAATATGGATAGTTTTAAAGCTGGAGATAGAGTAACCTTTACAGAAAAACTTCATGGAACTTCTTGTAGAGTAGGGCATCTATCTGTTATTCAGCCTTTGGATAATTGGATAGTAAGAATATTTTACTTTTTTGCTTGCCTTTTTAATGGACTCTCTTGGAAAGAAAGTATTGAAGCAATTAATACTCCAATTTCTATTTATTCTGAGGTTGTAGGCTCTCGTAGAGTGCTTAAATCAGTAGATGGGGTAGAAGCAAGAGGTAATTCTTATTACGCGCATGATATTTATACTGAAAGTGCTGAAGCTTTTAAAGAAAAGTTACATAAAGGGGAAACTGTATACTACGAAATAGTAGGATATCTGCCTGAGGGTACTCCTATAATGGGAGGACATAGTAATGAAAAGTTAAAGAAATTCATGAGTAAGGAAGAATATTCTAGATTTATATCTGAGTATGGGGAAACTACTGTATTTAACTATGGTTGTGAGGTTGGAAAGTTTGACATTTATGTCTACAGGATTACTATGACAAATGAAGATGGATTTTCTATAGATTACCCGTGGGATAGAGTTGTAGAAAGATGTGAGCAATTAGGAGTTAAATCTGTTCCTACACTTGCTGAAATTACTCTAGAAGAGAAAGATGGAATTCTTATGGTAGAAGATATCTCATTTGAAGATTACTGTCAAGAAATTACTGACGCTACTTCTTCTGTATTTACTACTCATCTTAAAGAAGGAATATGTACTAGAGTAGAAGGATTTACTCCTAAAATTCTAAAACATAAGAACTTTAATTTTAAAGTATTAGAGGGAATAATAAAAGACTCTGGTATTGAAGACATAGAAGAAATAGAACAAAATGCTTAAAAGATATAAAAAACACGTAGAAAGATTAGCTTTAGAATGGGCTCGACATGGTAAAATTATTATTGCTGTAGACTTTGACGATACTATTTCTCCTTGGAAATTTAGAGATACAGTAAAATCTATGTTAATGTCTTTTTAGATGATATAGCAGGTATTGATGAGACTATTGAGATCATAGAAAGAGCACTTTCTATTAAAGAAGTTAAAACAAATCCAGGTAAGTATTCTCCAGACGAGATTGCTTAACTATAGTGCCTTTAGCTCAGTCGGTTAGAGCAGCTGACTCATAATCAGCAGGTCATTGGTTCGAATCCAGTAAGGCACACAAAAACAAAAAAAATATGGAAAAATATTCACTAACAGCAGAAGGAGTAAGTCCTCTTATGGCAGAATGGTTAGAATTTGAATCTAACAGTTTTCAAGGATTTTTGCTAACTCTAAATTTGGAAGAGATAGAATCTTTATATGAAGAAAGTATAGTAGACAAAGGAGCACGTTGGGCTTTTGTTATGGATAAAGAACATTCTACTCAGTCATATACAGCAGAAGAAATTAGTGTATTTATGCGAATCTTTATTGCTGCATTAGTTCTAATTCTTACAGTAAAAAGAGGATACGCTACTTATACTCAAGCTGAAGATGAAAATGATTGGAATTATAATATTAAGGACGAATATAAAGAGGAGCTTGCAAAATTAATGCTTCCTTTTGCTTAATAAAATCAAAAATATGACAAAATTATTTAACTCGGCAAAAGTTTATACAATATATTGTATGAACCCCTAAAGACTAAATACTAACAAATTAAAATAATTAAGATGAAAGGA